TTCTGCTTATCCGGTATCTAATGTTCCTAAGTTACAAAAAAATAGAAATGTTATATTAGATGGATTACCTAATGATTATTATCATAACTCAAAACATACTGATTTATCATTAGAAGGTCGTCACGGAAATAGTATCAGATTAGGTTCTCGTGATATATTTCCTATATTAAATTTACATAATACCAATATACCATCTGGAAATGAAAACCCAATGGTTGGCTCATTAATATCTTTTATGTCTAATGGTAGCATAGAACAGAATTTAGGTTTCTTTAGACTATCAACAGACTCATCAGTTACCTTACCAAACACAACTGCTATAAATCCAAATTTTCAGATTAATAAAGGTAACAGTAAATTATTAAATAACATTGAACCTACAGAGGGGTTGGATACTTTTTATAATTTTTCTATAGAAATACCCGAACAAGAAACTAAAACTGAATTTGACCAAATCTTAATTACATCGGATAGGCTTATATTTAATAGCAGAAGTAATGTAGGTGATATATCAATATCATCTGGTAGAAATATTAACTTGGGAGCTGCTGTTAATTTCACATTAAACAATCAAGGTCAATCAGTTATTAATTCTGGTAATATTTATTTAGGAGAGAAGTCAAGAGACAAAAAAGAACCGATGGTATTGGGTGATGAGTTAAGAGCATTACTATTAACTTTTGCTGAAGTATTACAGGATTCAAGAGCATTAGTTCAAGGAGTTCCTATACCATTGTATGATAGAGAAACGGGAAGTCCAATGTTTAATAGAATACAAGCTTTAATTGATGAATTAAAAGAAAGAACTCCTGATGACAATGGAGTTTATGAAGATGGGCAAACAAGATTTTTAAGTAAGAAACATTACATAGAACAAAACAACAGGAGTAATAATGAAGGTTAATATATTTAAGAAATTAATAAGAGAAGTTATAAGAGAAGAGTTAGATTATAAATTTTCTGTACTGGAGAAAAAGATAGATGAAGCGCTAGTTAGTAGTAAAACTAATAGTATAGTTGAAGATAGAGCGCCACAACCTACCGCATCTACTACTGGTAATAATCCAGTATCTAACACGAGAGTTCCAATGACTAAGGATTCTATCTTAAATGACATCTTAAAAGAAACTGCTCACTCTGGTGAATGGAAGACTATAAATAAAGAAGCTGAAGTTAAATCTGTAACCGAAGATACTGCTGGTTTACCTGACCATCTAGCTAATGCTCTTAACAAAGATTATTCAGGTGTAATGAAAAAAGTAGAAGAAAAGGCAAAGTTTAAAAATGGGGCTTAAAGAAGACATAGCAAATGCTTTTACAAAAAATCTTCAACCAACACAGACTGGTGAAAATTTTAATTTTGATGATAGAGCAGCCGATAAGATAGATGTTTTAGCAGAAGATTTAACTGATGCTATAATTACATTCATCCAAGCTCAAACATTTACCGTGACTAAATTAAAAATGACATCGGTTGGTAATACAACAACACCTGCTGTTCCTGGAACTCCTGGTTTAATAGTTGGAGCTGATGGGGTTCCTGGTAAGATGTTTGTTGAGATGGCTGGTGTAGAAGAGGGTGTAGCTACAACAAACCCATTAGGTGCAGTTGAGTCAAATGTTTCTAAAGTTGTATTAAAAACCATAACACCTGGAACAAGATAATGCCAATACTAGATAAAAGAAAAGATAGATTTGTAGAAGACCAAGATAGTAGGGTATCGGTTGGGATAGACTTTCCCTTTAATAGAACTGCTGGTGGTAATGGATTATTTAATACCACAGAAACTACTATTGATGCTATAAAGGCTAACATACGACTTTTATTACAAACCAATCAAGGTGAAAGATTATTTCAACCTAACTTGGGTGTCAATTTAAGGCAACTTCTTTTTGAACAGATGACAGAAGATTTACAGATACAGATTGAAAATAATATTGTTGATGTTTTTGAAAGGTGGTTACCTTTTGTAAATTTAACAAATATTAATATTGAAAGAAAAAATGATGTCAATCAGACAAATGTTAATATAGAATTTAATATAAGAAGAGCACCAAATAGTTTAGAAAGTGTTCAAGTTACATTTGATGGTGTCGGTGGCACCACAACAACAAGTGATGGAGCTTACTAATGGCATATACCGATAAACAAAAATTAAAAGAAACAAATGTAAATTATACAAGTAAAGATTTCAGTACGATTAAAGCTGACTTGATTGAGTATACCAAATCTTATTTTCCTGATACATACAAGGATTTTAACGAAACATCACCTGGTATGATGTTAATAGAATTATCAAGTTATGTTGGTGATGTTCTTTCTTATTATATAGATTACAATTATAAGGAAAACTTATTAGCAACTGCAACTGAAAAAAGAAATGTAAGAAGACTTTCTGAATTTTTAGGATATAAAGTTCCTAATAAGACACCATCCGTTGCTCGTTTAAAAGTAACAACAACTATAGATGCTGATGGAACAACCGGACTACCACTATACGGAACTGCTCCATCCTCGATAGATAGTGGATTGCAGATTGCTTCAAATGTGGATTCACAAATACTTTTTGAAACAACAGGTGAAATAGATTTTACATCAAGTGGTTCATCAGATCCTGCTGTAAGTGCTCCGATATTAAATTCAGATGGTGAAGCTAGTTCTTATACCCTAACACGATTTGTAAGAGCTGTATCCGGTCAAACAAAAACAAAATCATTTAGTGTTTCAAGTCCAACTAAGTTTTTAGAATTAGATTTAGGTGATGATAACGTAGTTGAGATAATAAGTTGTATAGATAGTTCAGGACAAAATTGGTATGAAGTTGATTATCTAGCACAAGAAAAGGTATTAAAGGAAACTCATTATTCCGATGATCCTAACAGAACTACTGCTTACGATCAAGGTCTTGGTGAAGAAAACGGTGGGACTAATTCTATTATACCCGTTCCTTATGTTGCTGAATACATAAGAACAAATAAAAAATTTATATCAAAGTTTGATGAGGATACACAAACATACAAGGTTTGTTTTGGAAATGGATTATTTAGATTTAGTAATTCAGGTTCAAATGTTGATCCGGTTGAACAAGCTGGTGTAAGTATTAATGGAACTAATATTGCTGATATACCTGGTGCTATAAGTTCTACAATAGGTAATAATTTAAACTTAGGTGAAACTCCAACAAACACTACATTAACTTTTACATATAGAGCCGGTGGCGGTGCTACATCAAATATTCAAGCCGGAGAGCTTACTACTATAAACAATGCTCCTGATGGTGTTACAATATCTGTGACAAATGATGAACCTAGTGTCGGTGGAACGGATGGCCAAACTGTTGATGAGATTAGAAATAATGCTAGTGCGTTTTTTGCTACTCAACTTCGTTGTGTGACCAAAGAAGATTATACAGCAAGAATACAAAGTATTCCGGCAAAGTTTGGTAGTATTGCTAAGGCTTATGTGGAAAGATTGGATGAAGGAACTCTTTTGGTATTTACTTTATCTTACAACCAAGATAAACAATTAGTTCAAACACCACAACTTGTTTTACAAAATGTGGCAACTTATCTTAATCAATTTAGAATGATTAATGATCAAGTTGATTTTGGATTTACACTTAACGATAACACATTTTCTGGCTACATAATAAACTTTGGTGTTAGATTTATTGTTAATGGTGACAGACGATCTAATCCAACAGAAGTTAAACTGAATGTAATTCAAACCATAAAAGACTTTTTTAAAGTGGAGAGAATGCAGTTCAAACAATCAATTAATTTAAATGATTTACAATATAACATATTAGGATTAGATGGTGTTATTGGAATAAAAGAGTTATCATTATTTCAATCAAGAGGACCTGATAGCGATTATGCTGCTAATAGAAATATGGCTAGTTTTCAAGGCGATGGTGATTCTATAAGTGGTGGTGAAAGTGGATATGGATTCCAATATAATTTTGAAAATGCTATTGTAGATGGCGTAATAAGACCATCGGTAACTCCATCGGTTTTTGAATTAAAGAATCCAAACCAAGACATTTATGGGAAGGTAATATAATGCATAGATATTTTTTTACAACCAAAGACACTTTTATTAATAGTGGTTCAGACTCAATTACTGGCGAAGACTTTAAGGATAAGAACACAGGACAAGATGAGGTACTTGAATTAAAAAAAGTATTTTTTGATAGAACATTTTCTTATCAAACAAGAGTTCTTCTGCAGTTTGATACTGATGAAATAGAAAGCTATATTAGTTCATCGGTTCTGCCAAGCGACTATCAGTTAAACCTTAGACTTTACGAGACAGAAGGAACAAGTGGTTTAAGTGAAGAATATACAATCGCTGCTTATCCCCTAAGTCAAGAATGGGATGAAGGTGTTGGTAAAGAATCAGATGTTCCAAAAACAACTGATGGTTGTAGTTGGTTGTATAGAAAAAACAAAAACAATTCAGAGATAAGTTGGACAGATCCTGGTGGAACTTATATTGCTGGTGATGAAGTAAGTCAATCCTTTTCATCGGAATCTCCTGACATCAATATGGATATTACCACTATGGCTAAAAAATGGTTTGGTGGTGTGAATACTAACTATGGTATGTTAGTGAGATTGTCTGGCAGTAGAGAAACATCGAGTGATAGCTTTGAAGACATTAAATTTTTCTCAAGACAAACCAACACTATATACTCTCCTAAGATAGAATTAAAGTGGGATGACCACTTACCAGCAACGGGTTCTAATACTGGTAGCTTGACCACCTTAGATGTTTCTGGTAATAGTGAGAACTACCTATACCCTATACACTTACGAGAAGCGTATAAAGAAAACGAAACTGTAAAATTTAGATTTGGTGCTCGTAAAAGATACATACAAAAATCATTTACAACATCGGTTCAAACTGTTAGTGGTAGTTTTATACCACATGGTAAAGGTGCTTACTCTATCATAGATATGGCAACAAATGAGTCTGTTGTTCCATTTAGTGCTTATACAACCATGAGTTGTGATACAACTTCTAATTATTTCAAACAAGACTTAAATGCCTTTGAACCTAATCGTGCTTATAAGATTTTGGTAAAGGTCAATCACGATGATGGTCAAGAAATAATATATGATAATGATTTTGAATTTATACTAAGGACTTAATTATGAGTAGCTATGGAAATATTGGTGAAGGTAACCCAACACCAAATCCAATTATTCAAGTTGGTTTAGAGGCATTAGAAAGTGATAATCTTTTCTTTGTAGAAAATCCTGAGGAGCAATATGTAGGTCTTTATCATATACATCAAGATGGAACATTAATGATTGGTGAAGGTATGATGGGGGTTAACCATGAACTAAAACCAAATGAGATAATATTTAAAAAATTTGGTTACCAAGACCTACAAGAAACTCGTGAAGTGGTAAGTGATATTTTTTATAAAATATGGTTTGAGTCAAACACACTAACCGATGATGAGATACTATCAATGCAAACTACGATTCGTGATGGTATAAAACAAACAGGTAGAACTGAAGACGAGCCTCTTGTATTTTATAAGAAAGATAGAAACACATTGGAAAGTAGAAAAGATTTACAAGGTGAAACTTTTGAACAAATGTGTCAATACATTTTTGAGAATGAAATAACCAATAATTTAGAAAACAGACCATCGAATCCACCTGAAGGTTATGTAGCTGGAGGTGCTATGTCAGCACCAAATCTTATGGCTGGCACTCCAAGCATTGGTGGACAATGGAGATGGAACGGAAACAGTTGGAATAGAATAATTGGTGGTAGATTGGAAGATTTATTTTCAATTCCCGATTCCGAAACCGTTGGTAATATCACTACATATAGAATTGTATTTGATAATGGTAGATATGAAATAATTATTGCTGAAGAAGAAAATGGTGTTTTTACAAATGTATTAAACCTAAGTCAATTAACAAAACCAAAAACTGGTTCTAAAATAGATCCTGATAAAGCTAGGGAAGTTTTAGATACAAGTATATTTGAACTTCTTCCAACACAAACAACTCGTCAAAATGAGATAGATGATTTCTTTTCTATTTTTAATAGTTTGATAGGTAATGTTCCTGATTTTGTTGATGTTAATAACGATGGTTTTCCAGAATCAATTAATGATTTTGACGAGGATGAGAATGAAAGAATAAGTTCAATAACTGGTTCACAGAATCCAAATGCTTCTATAACAAGATTAAATAACCAAGCAAATCTAAACAATGTCAATCAAACCCTTGAATCAATGAGAAACAGATTGAATGAATATTTAAAGGATGCTGATGCAAGACTCATACTCGGTGATGCTGAAGATTCTTTAGGTGGTGTTACTCAAACGGTAGATGAATTTGGAAACATAATATACAGGTACACACTTGCAGATTTACAACCTGAGTATGAAAATAAATCAAATGGATTTCTTAAAATAAGAAAACCAAATCAAGCAATTATCATAAGAGGTCAAAATAATAATCTTTTGGAATTTCAAAAACAAAATGAAAATGGAGTACCAAGTTATTTATCAGATGGTTTTACAATAACAATGTGGGTTAGATTTGTAGATAAACAATCAAGTGGAACTCTTTTTAATTTTGGTAATCCTTTAGAAGATGGTGGAAGTGGATTTAGGTTAGAAACTAGAATAAGTATTGATAATAACGAAAATTACAGAAGGTGGATTAGATTAGTTGTAAAAGATGATTTAGTTAGGGACAATCACTTTGGTGATGAAAATGTAAAAAGAAGACCGGCTAGTGAATCAAGTCCTCTAAACTTTTATGCTGAAAGAAATTTTCATAAACTTTATCCTGAAATACCAACCGATGATTTAAACGAATGGTATTTTATCTGTGCTACTTATAACCCTAATGTAATAGAGCCGGATAACTTTGATGATAATTATGAGTATATACAAAATAAACAATTTTGGTTAAATCATATAGATGAAAATGGTGAAGTGGTTGCTAATAGTAATCTTGGTGCTAAATGTAAAGTAGAGATAATAAGTAAAAGTGATTTATTAAAAGCTCGTGGATATAGAGTTGATGATATATCAAATGTAGTGGTTAGTGATGAAGAAAATGGTGATGATGAAATAGTAGTAAATGTGGGTGGTGATATTGATATAATCAATCCATCCAATGAACAATCATCTGAGGAAGAAGCTCAAGAGGAAGAGTCATCAGTTAATCCAAGAGATGTTTTACCAGAAACTGATGTAGATATTCCTGATGACATAATAAACTTCGGTGCAGGTGGTGGTAGATATTAATGCCAAAGTTTACTTCGATAGAAAACTTAAAAATTCAAGCTTTACAATCATTAATTGAAGCTCCAACTAATAGTGAGTTGGTAGAGTTGGGAACAAAAACACTTGATGATAGAGGTCTTTGGGAAGATAATAATTTTAACGAAACTACATTAGAGCCTTACCTAACTGAAAACAATTTAACATTAAGAACAATAAATGTAGATGGTATTACATTTTTACCATCGATATCAAACTCTTCTATATTTCAATACTCAATAGATGCTTTACCATTCGTAACCGATCCTAACGATGGAAATGAAATCATTAGACTTGATAACTATTATGATAAAAGACAGGAATCAAATAAGTATTACCTAGCAACAGAAGGTAAAATGAATTATTATATTTATCCAAGAACTAGTGGAAGACCAACTCCAAATGGTCATATAGATAATTATCAAGGCAGACAATACATTAGTAGATTTGATACATATGCAGATGCTGGTGTAGAAAATGGATTTTATTTATTTAAATTAAATTGGGGTGATGGTACTAAAATAGAATATACGGATGAACCTAAATTATTAGAATCAACTGTTTTATTAAATCACAATTATAAAAAACCAGGTTTCTACACTATTTCTGGTGTGGTATATGCTGCCGATTTAAACGGTAATATTGGTGGTTATGAAAGATTTGAAACAAAAATTTTATTAAATCCATCTCAAAATTACGAACTTAGTTTATATGATTATGATAACTTTGCTACTATTGGTGGAATAAGTGAAGATTCCGTAATGATAAAATCAGCTGCTAATTTAATTGGAATTAATCCAAATACACTTAATACTGATAAATCATCACCTGATATTATTGAAAATGTAAATTTATTAGATAAGTTTCAACTATTAAATCTATTAAATAAGGTATCAGGAAGTATTTTAGATAATTTTGATGAACTTTTAAATATTGAATTTAATAAATATGAAGAAAGATTAGCCGAAGTTCCTGAACCAGTAGAAGAAGTAGAAGAAGAAGTAGAAGAAGACGAACCTGATGATACAATATCATATAGAATAAAAACACATAATTTTAATATAAATTATAATGTTAGTGATGATGGTAGTGTAACATTAAATTGGAATACAATTACACCTGATAAGTTTAAATTCAATCAATTTGATGAAGATAATAATTGGGTAGTAGATTTAAATAATATTGATTATGTTATGTATGCTGCTAGGTATTTAGGACCTACTATTGGATATGAAACTCCTTATCAATATATAGGTGTAGTTGGTAATAATATTAATGAATTTGTATTTGATAACACAAATGATTATTTTCAAGAAAACACTACTTATCAATTTAGACTTAGGGGTAGAATAAAATCACCTGATAATCTTGATATATTTAGTAATTATGGCAGTCCAAACCCTAATTCAATTAATACTGAAGTAACAACAACTGATGAAGAGAATACAAGTAGCGGTAATACCGGTGGTGGAAACACGGGTGGTGGAAACACGGGTGGTGGTAAAAGACCAGGTGGTGATCAAGAAAGCGATACCGGTGGTGCAGGTGGTGTTGGTGATGATGCTACAACATATGGTGACAACTAATGTCTGATATAAAATTTATAAACAAAGAATTAACCAATACCTTTAAAAATACTGGTTTAAATAACTTTGATTTAGCCACAACCAAAATTTACAAGGGTGTAAAACCAATGTGGGAGCAGTTAGGGTTTCAAAATAGTGGAAGTAATGTACCAACTGATATGACCTATTGGCAAAATATAATACCAAAAGACTTTACCATAATAAATTTATCTGGCATTGAAAATGTTAGTGGTTCACTAGTTATAAGTAGTGATGAACAAAATTGGGAAGATGGTTACTTATATCCTATCCTACCATCATTAAACGAATCAGGAATATTTGATGAGCCTGTAAATGTTGATACATCATACGGAGACTCTAATGCTAGTATTACAAATGTTAATGATAGGGATGAAAGCATAATACTTAATGTTGATTTTGACCAAACAACAGCAGATGATTTATCCGATAAAACAAATTTAAGTAAGGTGGAATATAATCAAGATTTTGAATTATCACTTGACGAGGATTTAAGATTAAAGATAGAAGGTTTAATTATACCAGATGGCATTGAAAAAAATAAAGATGAACAGGCATTCTAATGGCTTACGAAAAGAAAAATAATTATCCATCTTTAAAGATAAAAGGTATATACAATAGAACCGGTTCTCGTCAAGAATTGGGATTGGATAATAGCAATTTAGAAGAATTATCTTTAGGTAATTGGAATACCATTGTAAAGGATAATAAAATACTTCCGGTTACAACAGAAGAAGATTTATTAAATGTCAATAAAGGAAGACCTATCCAGTTACTATTTAATGAATTTGTGTTTCCTAACATTAATCGTAATAAACAGATTCCAAATAACAAATCAAGTTTTTTTATTTCATTCCTTATAAGAAAAAATAGTGAGAATAAAGTAACTGATATAAGATGGAATCATTTTAGAAGTTCTCATGATTTGGGGTGGCCTAATTATAACGATGATAAAATTAGTTATTCAGAAAATCCATATGAAGATGAAGAACCTAAAGTTGGAGCTGGTGATGAAAATTGGAGTGCCTATGAAGGCTTTGGTTCAACTAGTTATTCTGAATGGTATAATAAATTTACCTACATACCGTATGTAAATCCTAGATTTAATGGTGAAGATGGTGATACTCCTGCTACTAGAGCATTTAAAACCGATTTGGGATTTATTCCAATAACTAGTGATGATTTAACAGAAGAAGTTGGTTGGACAGGTATTGACTATAGTTACTATAAAATAGAAAAAAGATATAGTGCTAACACGGGAGAAAGAATATCCGAATTAGATGAAATAGGTGACGTTAGAAGTATATATGATAGAAAGGGATTGATAGAACAAATTACACAAATTGAAAACACACGAGATGAAAGAGGTAGGTATGGTATAATAAAATTACCAAGTGGTGATGATCCATTGGATATTATTGTTAGAGATCAATACATTGATATTTTAAGATTTTATTGTTTAACGCCGGATGATCCTGAACTAATACAATATTGGTTTAATAACGAAGTATTAGCTCCTGGTGGAAATCCATTAGTTACCGAAGAATTAATTAACTTAAATGAATCAGAACTAGATGATCCGGAACTTACTGATATATTACAACTCAGAGATGGTGGAGTTTCTCAGATAGTAAAAAATGAAGCTGGGGAATATGGTTTTGAGTTCTATGGGTTAAAATCAGATAAGAAAATAAATTTTGAAGATGGTTTTGGCTACATAAAACAAAGACCTACTCCTCCAAATGAAAATGTATTAATAGATTTTTGGAATCAATTACATGGTTTTAATATAGAACTTGATGATGTCTTAGTTGAAAAATTTAAAAATTTAACCTATGAACGAGAATTAGAATATGCTGAAGAGGGGTGGACTTTTGATAATAATTTTACATACATCGATAAAAGAAGAGAAGGTGTTACTATTATGCCAAATGGAGGAGAGTTATCAGAAGAAGATACTCTATTAGAAGGAAGTGGATATTGGACTCATGAGGTTATAGTTCCAAGACAATTTTTTATGAAAACAGAAGACTCGCCTGAGTTTGAAGAATCCAACTCGGATATATATCCTATAGTAGATTTATACGATAATTATACAGGTGGTGGAAGTGTGGATACGCCATATACAATGCAATATCCTATAAAAATACCATATGATGTAGAGTATGATGAAGAAAAATTTGGAAGTGAAATTAAATTAGGAGCAGAAGGTAGGGAAGAAAATAAAAATATTCC